GGCTACTCCATGGAACAACATGAGTTGCTATGTCATTGCCTCAGGCGACGACGGCGCTATTTGGATCCATAAAAGTCGTTCAAGGTAAGTAATGTCATCTATTCTTTAGTACACCACTAGAGATAGGAAATACTAACGCAAGGGACTTGGTCAATGCATAGAAGACGTCTCGATAGGCAAGTGGTACGAACTGGATTTCTGTTCTAAGAAGTCTTATTGTTCATCTGGTAAGGTAGAAGACTGGTCTCTCCTCAGAGATGTACGTAAGACTCTAACAACGAAGCGCTTATATCATGGTTCAAATCTCCATTATCTCAATGATCCCTCGTTGTACCAATCAGCCAAGCGACTTCAACTTTCTTCTGAAAAGATTTCGTTCTTGTTAGAAGCTATACTTGAAGCTCAAATTGAATTATGTAGCCCTGGCGTCCAATATACTGAAGAAATGATGTAAATGGCCCAGAAGAAATTAAAAATGCAAGTTCATGTGCATTCCCCCTCAGATTACAAAGCTGCAGCAGAGGTTGATCATTCTATGGGTCTAACGCTGAACAGTCTCCTTGGTATCTATGAACGTCACAGTCTGGATCTTTATGGTTCCGCATTAGTCCGTGTCCCGGATAATACGACTGTTTCAAATGTGGATGTCTCTGATTACCTCGCTTACCACTTTTCCTATTTAAATTAGGAAAGTAATAATAGGACAAAAGCAGATAAATTGGCTCAAAGAGAGTCCAAAATTGCCTCTTGCAAAAATCTGCATGCTAAGTACGAAAAACTTAGCCTAGAGGAGAAAATGTAACGCGGTCTTGTTGATCACAATGGTTTTTCACACCTCGAATTCTATTAGGCACTGTAAACGTCTGATGTAAGTTCTAACTCTAGTGGCGAGTTGGACTCATAAAATAATAGAATACTAGGGGCCCTTGATGATTTGAACAAAACTGTTTACATAGACAACTCAATAGAACCTGTCAAATACGAGACTTGGACAGTCACAACCAAACTATTAGATGCTATTAATTGGATCAATCAGATAGACCCTATTAGTGTTTCGGTTGATAATGATAAAGACGGGAAGATAAATTGCATGGCTCTCATTGATAATTATAGCTCTTATTCTCTTTTATATCACGGTCCTAACGTTGAAGTCACCAAACTCACAAATCATCTTGGAGTCATGGGAATTCAATGTTTCGGTTGGGCCTATGATATGGAAAAAGATTACCCATGGTACACTGACAGACAAAAGCTCTAGTACGAGTCAGGTACTTATTCCGAGAGATCTGAGTCATTAAACAGTGTAGCATAGAGATACGGTCTTATGAAAAAGAGCAAGGCAGCAGCACAAGGAGAATATGACTAATTGGAAATCTCTGAAGATGCAAAATTGTACGCTTTCCGTGACGTGTAGATACTCAAAAATATTGTGAGAATGGGTCTTCCAAATCGTGAAAACTATGTCAAGATACACACTTCACTAGCTACCTACCAAGTCCCCAAGTCTCTGGACTTTGATAAGAATGAGACCTTTCATTGGTGTTAATTGTATGACCAAGCAATCAGCCTTAGTTAGTTGGCATCAATAATATCATAACACATGGGAATGACTATGAAGATAGTCGACATTGGATCAGACGAGAACTTAGATGTCTACGGTCCTGGTACTTCATGTGTCATGTAAGCAATTTATTATTCGTCCTTGCACCATCTTGACGCTAAATAGTTGTAGAAAATCAACAAAATTGCCTGTACCG